GAGAGGGAAGCCTTCTCGGAGATCTACACGGACGGAGCAGCCGAATCCGGCTCGGGTCTCGCCGTTGCGACCTTCGAACACATCTCCGGCCTCCATGAGAGCTCGGAGGTAGTTTGCGTAGATCCGATCCCAGTTTCCTGAGATGATGGAGTGCCCGTTGAATGAGAGTGAGTGTCCTGCGTTCATGAGTAGATTCTGGCGGATGTTTCCTCGTAGTATTTCTCGAACTCCGCGTCTTTCACTCCGGGAGGGAGCTTTACGTACATCATAGCAGCAGTACGCAAGCTTTCCTGGGCCATCGCCTTCATGCCCATATCGTAACGATCGTTGGCATCATCGACCCAATCACGGGCATAGATAAGCAGAGCTTCCGGATCAGTACGCGGAGGAATCATGTCAGGATAGCCTGAGAGCTCGGTGACAGCGGTTGAGGGCTTCACTCGGGAAGATGTCCTCATTCATCAGCTGGACATTGGAAAACATCGTGATGTTCTCGTAGAAGTTGATTAGCTGCTCAGTGTACACTTGGTGCTCTTGCATACGAGCGATGTACTCATCTCGGGTAAGCCAAGGAGCAGCGCCAGGATTCTCAGCTCTCACTTCCTCAATGTGAAGCGGAGCGGACCAGTGCCACGGGCGGAAGATACCTAGGTGAACCACGGCTCCGTCAGTAGCATCGGCGAGTTCGATCTCGAAGTCGATCACATCCTCAAAGTGACCGGCGTTGCGACGACGATGTTGCTCGAGGATGTAGCTGCAAGGGTAAGCCCGGTCAAAGATCGCGTAAGTCTTGCCCGAGTTCTTCCAAGCTGAGATGTCTTCGCGGTAGAAGTCGAAGATGTTCTCCTGATCCTTAGGCGGAGGGCCGTGATGAGCGATGTAGCAGTCGCCCTCGAGTTCCTGGTTCATCCCGGAGATCATTGTGGACTTACCGACTCGGTCGGGTCCTGAGACGATGATGAGCATGGTTGATTCTGAACAGATGGATTGTGGTGGGGACGGGGAGTTGGTATTCTCGGTCAGCGTGAGATGACGTAGCCTCGAATGACATCCTCGTCGAGATAGTCCAGGCTGAGGACGACGTCTACGGAGGACATCATCCTTCTCTCCCTGTGATCGAAGAAGTGCATGGTCGCGAGGTTCTGCTTAGCTCCCGGGAGAGGGTCCAAGGTATAAAAATGGGCTTTTTTCTTACTCATGAGAGGGGAAGTGTCAATTGAATGGGGTGAGATTGGGAGCTGCGGACCTTATCTAGGAGGAGCCTCTTCATCGTGTCTTGGTTTATCTCTGCGATCTCGCAGGCCTTAACGAGGTTGCAACGGCCGGAGTAAAGCGCCGTTAGCGCTCTCTCGATCTTTGTCAAAGCAGTCCCCTCCCGATGAGGTCTATGCGTGTCTGCAGCTTTTTGACCCACCCGAGTTCTGCCATCTGGGCCATGGAGAACTCTTCTCCATCGGGTTCGTTCCCGCCGTCTGGGTTGGATGGGGTCACAGTGCACTCATGGGGAGACTTGCGCAGTCGGTCGTCGATCGCGACCGAGGAGAAGAACGCTCGGGAGAGTGGTACGTCATTGATTCCTACTCCCGCTTGGAACCTAGCCCACGAGTAGAGGTGCGCCATCTGAAAGACCACGCAGAACGTCTCAGCGTACTTTTCTGGAACCATCCAGTGAATTTCATCGTGAATACTGATGATGAACTGAGCTGGGATCTTATACTTGCGAGCTAACCAGTGAGTAGCTGTGAGGATCACAGCGAGCATCTCTGCACCCGACGATTGGATCGTCCAGTTGATGCGCCCAGTGTGGAAGTCATCTCCCACCGCAGAGGGCCGTAGAGCGGTCGAGATCTTGGTCCCTAAGCAGGGTAGAGTGGGTACCTTCGTTCGGAGAGCGATGCCCTCCATGAAGTTGTAGCAGCCGCTATCACTGCCACCTTCGTAGTATCCCTCTGGGCTCTTCTTGCCTTTCTTGAACGCGAGAGCCTTAGTACCGTACCTTCTCAACTCGTCGGATCCTCGGTCTTTGTACTTCTTCTGGATGGTGTTAGCGATGGTGCGGACCCCAGCACCGTAAAGCATGGCGAAGCCTACTCCCTTAGCCGTGTCTCGGTCGATGCCGATCGCTGTCGCGAGTTTAGTGTGAGCATCAGTGCCTTTCTCCTTAGCGCCCGCAAGCACGGTATGCGCCATCGGAGAAGCGCCTACGAACCCGCCTTCCCAGACATCAGCGTAGATGCTTGCGATCTGCAGCTCTTGGCCGTCGAAGTCAGCTCCTACGATCTTCCACCCAGGAGGGCACTGGATCCTAGTCTTGAGCTCTGTCCCGACTCTCCAGTTCTTCGTAGAGCACATGGTGACCATGAGGGATTCCACGGTGCGGCGAGTCACGGTCCCGTGAGCGATGATCTCAGGCATCATCATGTTCCAAGGATCCCCGTGAGGATTGTCCACCTCAAGGAAGATGCGGTCCATGACACGCTTACGGACCGATGTCCAGTACGACGTGGCGTTCGCGATGTCGAGCGCTCTCTTAGCCTCAGGCATGTCGCTGCTCAAGCGACCGTTCTCCATGTCTACGAGGAAGTCTTTAGACAGAAGCACGCCTACGTTCTCTCCGGTACCTTTGGGATGAGGGATCTTTTGCAGCTTACCGTCTCCGTCCTTGTAGCACCAACCGTCTCCCTTGATGTTCTCGATCGGAGAACCCTCCCACTTAAGCTTCAGGAGGAAGTGTGAGACAGTGGCTTTAGTCGTGACCTTCTTGTCTGCATCTGTGAGGTACTCGGACGCCCACTTAGGCTTAAAAGCATATTTGCCTGTGTATGATCTTGGGATCCACACGAGCTGAGACAGCCACGGGTCTTTCTCGGCCCATGCATCCGCATTATTCCTCCACACATGCTCCTGCTTGTCAAACCCTCGCAGCACATCTGTGAACTTAACCGTCTTCCTATGTCCTAGGCCAGCGAGAGCGATGCAGGTTTCAGGATCCTCTTCGAAAAGCTTTTGAGCTGCGACGAGGTCCTTGTCTAGCTCTTTGTTCCACTCGGCCACGTACTTCTCAATGAGAGAGTGACAGATGTCGGTCATCTCCTGAGCGTGAGCGTGAAAGACCTCCTCGGTGTGAGAGATCCAATCCGACCACTGCGTAGAGATTGGGATGCGGGAACCGTTGAGGAAGTAGTGACCGGCCACACCCACCTTGGACGGAGTGGCGTTGACGTACTTAGGCCAGAGGGCTTGGAATAGCTCCGTAGTGTAGAAAGCGTCCTTCATCGCGTACTCGAGGAGGTCCCGTCGGTTCGCGAGTTGGTGCATCTCTGTCGCTTTCACAAAGACGTCTCGGATCTCCTTGTCGGCATCCTCCATGCGATGAACCTCCTCGCCGAAGTATTCCCTCACGGCCGCGACGTGGAAGTTGTAGACGTTCACCAGGGCATTCGTGGAACCTTCGCTAGCCCATCTAGGACGAAACTGAAGTTTCTTCTTCTCTTCCTCAGTGAGTTCCTCCGGGTCTTTGCCAGCGAGGACGTAGAGCCACCTCTGGCCCGACGCGAGCCCAGAGACCGCGATATGCGCGGAGAGCGTGTCAAAGTAGAAGTTCTCCGGCTCCGACGTAGTAAGCGTGTAGCCGTCACGAGCGCGAACGCGATCATAGGAAATGTTATGACCGACCACAAAACTTCCTGTGCCAATGGGGATGAGATCATACTGAGTCCACTCCTCTTGAGGTAGAGTAGGATCGCACATCTCCGCGGCGAGCCACACGTAAGATGCTTTAGCGGAGAAGCATGTGCCGATCACGGGGAAAGCACCGCCGACCACGAAGGTCTCAGTATCATACGTGAACGCTTTCTCGAGAGGATGAGGAACCTGCTCTGTGATGAACTTGTTCCCGTCCCACTCGTAGCGAGTCCACCCGGGCTGGAAGATGAAATCATCGTACCCAGGGTACTTCGGCAGCTTTGCTTTGGAGAATTCGTCAGCTCTGGCGAGATAGTCGTCCAGGAACTCTTCGGCCATGTGCTCGAAGTGATCGCTGATGTTCTCTCCCATGAGGTCTAGGAAAGGAAGATCACCGTCGTAGAGATTGTCCGGGTAGTCCACTGGGACCGGGACATCAAACCTACTAAGAAGCCGCCTCGACCGTTCGAGCGTTGAGCTCTTAGGCGCGGGGCGGCTGAGGTTGCCGAAAAGCTTCTTATGAAGAGAGTCGCTGAGGACGGGATAGCCGTGTTCGTTCTTCATAGACGGTTCCATCCGATGAGTTGTCATTACGATTTTAGAAGGTCATTCAAAAAGTATATTGGCCGGTGATCAATGACTTAAATCCCAGCCAAATCTCCACCCGTCCTTTAGTGATTCTCCCTCCTTCAGCCACTTCCGAAGTTTCCCGTCGGTTATGCGCTTCTTCCCTCTATTAGCTTCTGCTATTTTCTTTCTTACTTCAGTTGTGCTCATTGCCTTCTTATGCTTTTCTATAACTTCGGGCTTTTTCATCGGATGATTATTCTTCATCTTTTGTCTTGTCTCTTCACTTTTCTTTTTCCCTCTATGAAATTGACCTATCTTTTCTTTTACTCCTGGCTTGCTCAGAGACTCTCTTATTCTTTGATTCCATTCCTCCGTATGTGGAATGGCCTTAAGACTTTTCTTAAGTCTATTCTTCATCTCAGGCTCATTCATGACTTTACTAAGCTTTTTCTTGTGGTCCTCGGTACAAGGAACTCCTGTTCTATCAAAGCCCACGGATGTTTGCTTAGCTCGATTTGCATAACGAGGATTTGTTCCTACCTCTTTTAAACTATGAATTCGTATTTCCTCCGCTAAAGCTTCTTTTCTAGATTCCCAAGTTGAAAGAATCTTTTTTCTTATTGGAAGAAACGACAAATCTGTGAAAGAACCCAAATACTTATCTTCTTTTGGATGACACTTGCAGGTTCTAGAGCCATAGTAGTATCTATCATCATGCCCAAGTAGTAAATACACGTAATGATGCATCTTTTAGGCGGATTAGTAAACAGACTCTTTAAGCATCTCGTCGCCTTTTACGACCTGAGCTAGCTTCTCAGCCTCTAAGAATAGCTCAGCAGCATCCTGCTCTAATCCTTGCTCTCCGAGGATCCAGGCCTCGTCTACAAGTTGGTGAATGTGGTCAATGATCGGGTCGTAGGAAGTCATGGCAGGAAGTCTCGTGATAAGCTTTACAGATCTCAATGTCCTTTATCACTTGCTCCATGGAAGTGGCGTTTCCGCTATAGTGCTCCTGAGCTCCGTCTAGGTGAAGGACCCAGCGGTATAGCCCCAGTCTCTCACTAAACCAAATCGTCTGCATCTTCAACTTTCAAACTGCCACCCCGCAGGGCATAGCCTGAGTCTCTCCTCCAATTGTATCCGCTGGACATGTTTACCGCTTCTTCCGGGGGGATATCCCAGAGAGTTTTACCAATCTCTTCGTCAAAGAGACCGATCTCGAAGTACTCGTTAAGCTGCTCGAGGAACTCGTGCTGAGAGTTCCACTTGCGGTGGAGGCGAACTCTCCACTTCATGTACTCGTCCCGCGCCCTGCGAGACTTACCTTCCTGCCACTGGAGTACCAGTTCTCCAAAGCGTCGATGATACCGACACCAGCTCTCATCTTAAGCTTTCCGTACTCACGGTTGTACTCGTGAGTCTCTTGGGTCCACTGCTCCAAGCCTCGAATGTCGTGTGTCATTGTGTTTCTTTTTCATTGTAGCACTTGTGATGAGACATGAACTAGGGCACCTCCAGTCGGGTTTGGATCGCGGTCTTGTTGAACTCGGGAAGACCCGTGTCCTCTCTGATCAAGTCTCGGTACCTCTCTACGCAGCCCATGCCGTCGTAGATAAGCGGGAAGGAGAGGGCTCGGTTAGCGGGATAGTCCCGCCAAGCGATCATCTCTGTAAGAGCAAAAGGCATGTCCTCCTCCCACACAGGATCTCTCGCCTCGTAGATAAGAGCGAGAGCATCACTCACCCACCAACTTCTCACACTCTCGATGTTGTCCTTCCAGGTGATCGGATCCACCAGTGACAGCGGACACTCCTCTCGGAAGTACCTCACCCACTCTCTTCCTCTCTTCACAACCTCAAGAGCGGCCACTGGGACGGAGTCGAGTAGGTAAGCTTTCTGTCCCTTCATCACTCGCTCGTACACGGTGGGGAAGAGGACGGCCTGAGAAGCAAGCTCGAAGTCCGGAGCGGTGTCGCCAGATGTGGACCAGTTGGAGATGTTGAAGAGAATAGCATCGAAGATAGCGATGGTCTTTGCCTTGCTGACCTCTACATCGTTGACCGATGCCTTCTTAACCTTCTCTCCCACTTTCTCCAGCTGGTTTTCGAGATCCTTGATCTCCCTCTGCAGCCTTCTTAGCTCAGCGCCGGACTTTCTGTCCACATGACTCTTGTAAGCCTCCATGCCTCTTTGGATCTCAAGGATGTTCTCCTCAACCTCGAAGCAAAGAATGGAGACTCGAGAGCACTCGTCGGTAAACTCCTCAGAGAGCTTTTCGAGACTCTGCTTAAAGAAATCCTCCAAGCTGCCTACTCGCCCAAGAAACTTGTCCTCGAGCTTCTTCGTCTCCTTGTTGAGAGCTTCCTTCTGCCTTAGCAGACGAGCTACTTTTGTGTCGACCCAATGATTCATCTCGGTGGTTTTCTACGGATCAATGGTACTACCAGGGCAGCCCTGGTAAATTGAGGAACCAAGCAGCCAACTCAATCGCCTCTCGGCGACACGTTCCCTGCTTCTGGTACGTTAGGTACGCTTTCTCGTACTCTTTTTCCTTTCCTCTTTCCCTCGCTAAGACTAAATAGTGATGGTAGCGGTTATCAAGGTTTTTGTCCATAAGCTTTACACAACTCGTTTGACTGAGGCTTTTAAAGTGTCGTTAGTGAGATCCACGATCTCCACGTTGAAGTCGTAGACCTCTTCGGGATCGGATAGACGGTGGAACTGCCCCGCGAAGCAATCGTTAGACGGATCGCGGAGGAAAGCGTTAGCGGGAGTAGGAGGTTCGCACAGCGCGATGTCGTCCTTGAACTGCGGAGCAACTTCCTCGATGGCCCGGACGAGGCGGCCGTAGATCGTGGATGTGATCGCAAACTCTTCCTCGGTCTTGATCGCGGAGTAGTGCTCATCTCCACCTTCCGCTGGGTGGAGTTCCACTGCGTTCCCGTCTGGGAGGATGATCTGAATCACGTCCTCGTCTTCGGGCTTACGGCGGAAGCAGACCTCGGGAGCGTTGAAAGCTACGTCCTCAACATCTTCCTCCTCTAGGATGTCGTGCTCGATGAGATCGTAGAACGCGTTAGCGATCATCTCCCAGTTTGGTCCTTCAAACTCGGCCGCGATTGCGATGAAGACTTTGGGGTTGGCAAGAAGTCTGGGAACTGGGTAAATGATCTGCTGGGATTCCATAACTCCTCACTTGGTAGGATCTAGACTGATTTTACTACAGACGGCCTCGGCTTGTCGTCTGTATTGTGCCGCTTCGGCCTCTCGATTGACGTCCGCATATAGACGCGCCCAGGAGCCTTTCTCAAGGGATTCGACGTAACGGTACGCTTCGGACCCGTCCTGGAAACGGACTTCCTCTCCGTTACGAAGCTCCACGACGTAAGCTCGGATGATGTCGCTCAAGGCATGACCTCCGACACCTTGACTCGCTGATCCTCAGGAGTGTCCGCGTACTCTCCACGAGTGATCTCCATGGGAGCGTCAGGACGATTGTAGGCGAAGTCAGAATGGATCAACCCTGACGCGACTACAAAGGCCTCTATCTCCTCCTCAAAGGGACCTTCTGGGAGGAAGCAGCCGGTTGGGTCGTGAGTCCAGAAGAATGTCATAGCGCTATAGGTCTGTACACTGCAAAAGCCCGCCGAAGCGGGCGGGTGAGCTCACTGCTGATCCCAGTACTTTCCTTGAAGAAGAGTCTCAGAGACTTGCCAACCGCTGGAAACTCGGTCTTTCCATACCTTACGAGCGGCATCAATGGGGAGAGTGACATAAGAGTTCCAGCTACGAGGGCCTCCTCGGACGATCCTGCTGTTGCGATTGTCCACGGTGACGTTATAGATCGTCACTCGGCCTTTCATGCCTTCCCGCTCGTGAGGTGTGAAGGCTAGGCAGGACGTAAGAGAGCGCTCTAGGTAGGCCTCAGTCTTGACGAGATAGTGGGTCATAGCTCCTTGAGCTCGGTACCCTCATATTCTACCCCATCGATCTTTCGGATACTTGGTGATGTGCCAGTGTGGTGACCGGTACAGTAGAGTGCGACTCCCGCGGCGAGAGTGGAGAGGAGGATCGCTGCTCCGACTCCGTTGCAGATGAGGCGCTCGGCTTTCTTGTTCATAGGAGGAAGAGAGAGGAGAGAGGACACTATGAGCCGGGAGCAGCCGGGAGAGGACATCACGTTGCAGTGTCCTAGCTATAAAACTTTCAAACATTCAAATTGACAAACCTTAACTCAATTGGGAGTGAAAGCCACGCCCGTGATGACTCCCGTGTAGTAAGATCCAGTGTCAAGACGAACAACCTTGCCCGTGGGTGTGTCGTAGATCATCGGGTTACCGCTCTCTTGGATCGTATGACCGTGGACGGTGATGTGGTCCTTGCTGTAGCCGTGTATGTGACGATCCCAGTAGAGGACCTCTGGGTCTTGCTCGTCGAGAGGGACACCGGGTGTGACTGACGCGTGAGTGACAAGGAGTGTGAGCATCTCTCCCTCCCAGTGCACGGGAGACGGGTGCTCATAGTAGAGTGGGAGTGACTCGAGCCAATCCCACAGTCCGTAGCTTTCTAGGTGATCAAAATCCTCGATTTGCCCACCATTCATCCTCCAAAGCCGGTAGTCACCACCGATCAGGGGGATCTCTCGGTCAAGCTGCCGCTTCGCATCAATCACCATCTGCTCGTGGTTACCGCGAAGGACGTGGACCTCCTTAAGTCCCCACTTCCCTGGGTTGAGGTGGAGATCACGGACGAGAGTTAGCACAGCTCCTCCCTCGTCTCCTCGGTCTATGAGGTCACCCACGAACACGAGCGTGCAGCCAGTGTTGACGACTTGAGAGATGAGTTTACGGAGCCCTTTAGCGCATCCGTGTATGTCGCCAATGACGACTACAGCATCCTCGTCAAGCGGCTTATCGTGGAGTAGGATTCCTTTCTGCCTAAGCTTTTTCATAGATACATTATACACTAAAAGAGCCCACCTAAGCGAGCTCCGATGTTACACCTGTTGAATTGGTTCGTCCCCATCTCCCTTTCCCGCAAGGCTCTCAGCCATGAGATAGGTCCACTCCTCGAGTTCGCGAGTCGACATACCGGCTAACCCGACGCTACTCATCACACGGAAGAGTTCCCCCATGCGGTCGAAGTCAGGCGCAGAGGCCGTGGTCTGCAGCGTAGCGCCCTTTGTCCCCTTTCTTAAGCTCATTGGCTAGCCTCAGCGCGGTGTCTTCCGACAAAGTTTTTACCTCTCCGATGAGCTCGTTGAAAGGATCCGTCACTCGCGCGCAGAAGAACACTCGGTGAGGAACCGTGTGATCCTCCCAGACCTCGTACTTGTAGCCTGTCATTGCGGTTGGTATCCTTCGGTGGTCATCTCGAGAGCGATCCTGCGCAGGTCGGTAGCCGTCAAGTACTCGAGCCCGTTGCTGTCCATTGTGTCGGCCACGCTCTTGAGGTAGCCGACGATGGCCTCGAACATGCTCTGAGCGATGTACTCCTCGAGCAGCTTCTCGAACTCGTCCTGAGTGAACCCTGGAGGAACTTGGATCTCTATCACTTGTCCACGTTGAAAACTGGAGCGGGGATGCTGCCCTGAGTCGGGATCATATACACGGTCTTATTGCCATTCTTGTTTCCTTCCTCAAGACCGGTGATCCAGAGGTAGGAGAGGTAGTCGTTGTTGCCCTTGAGGCTGTCGCCAATAATCCTGTTAGCTTCGGCCACGCCCTTAGCCCGCTCGACCTCGGCCTGAGCCAGCTCTTTCGCCGAGTCGAGCTTGGCCTTGGCCTCGAGCACCGCCACCTGGCGAGTGAACTCGGCTTCCTGCAGCTGAGCCTTACCGTTGAGCGTCTTCGTGTACACGCCGTACTGCGGAAGCCCGAAGGCCAGCCCGCCGATGACGATGGCACCGAGAAGTCCGACGATGATGACTGCCGATCCTTCGTTGTTTGACATTGGAGTTGTGAGTCTTGAGGTTGATTAGAGAAAGACGTCCCAGAAGGAGTCTCCGAGCCCGAGAGCTGCTACCATTGTATCGTAGTCACCCTTGGACGTATACTCGGAGTCTCTCCAGCGGAGGTAAGCGCACTTGTACACTCCCGCCCAGATCCTCTGCTTCTCAGTGTTGAAGAAGTAGCGGTGCATCGCGGAGTACTGCGCTCGGTCGAGTTCGTTGAGGAACATTGATCTTCAGGAGTCTTGCCAGGTCCATCCTAACAGGAGTTTCGTCATCTTGCGATGGAGCCAGTTCGGGTGTTTTGTGACGTGAACGTGAAAGCTTCCGTTGATACGCCAGCAGCCTACGATCTTAGGAACTTGGATGCTAAAGCCGCTGAGTGTAAGCGTGTTGGCATCGTAGCCAGAGGAGAAGCTCGGCCCACCGCCGTCGTCAATGTTGATCGGAGTACCGATGTTGTTCTCTGTGATGTTCACAGCCCGGGGGTCGGGCACGTTGGTTTCATTCATTAGTTGCTTCGATGAGGATGACGGCGATAACCCCAGCGACAAACAGGAGGCCCACGCCTAGAAAGATGTTTAGCGGCCAGACTGGATCAGTCATCGTTCTCCTGGAACCAGTTGTCGGGCTTTGTGAACCACCGCGCGAGATCTATCGGGTCTTGCGGTCCGATGAGGTGGTTGGAGGGGTCGGGATCGCCGAGGTCGAGGTCGTTGAGGAACTCGTCGAGCGACCCCGCCTCAGGCTTTCCCTGGATGGACTCCCGCCGCGCCTGGTTGAGGATACGAGCGGCGGCTCTGTTGTGGTCGGCCCACTTCTGAATGAAAGTCATCTCCTCAAGGGAGACTTCCTGCTTGTTCTTGATTCTTTCGGCGATCGCTTCCAAGCGGAGGCGAGTGTCCGTAGAGAGCATGATAGCGCTTCTGCTGGTGGATCTTACCACAAGGGAGAAGAGGGCCGAAGCCCTCATGCCTCAGACGGGCACCGCTTCCTTAGTTTCTACCTGGGCATTGGCATCTTGCTTAGCTTGCAGGTACTGCACCACACGCTGCGGAGTGGATGCCTCGTAAGGGTCGTCGGAGGCGTTGTCGCGCTTGCCTTCCTCGACTCCAGACCACTCCAGCACACCATTGTCCACGACGATGGCGTAACGCCAAGAACGAATAGCAAAGCCGAGGTTGGTCTTCTGCACCGCCATGCCAGCCGCTGCAGTGAAAGCTCCGTTGCCATCGGGCAGGGCCTTGACCTTGGTGATGCCCAGAGAGTCAAACCAAGCGTTCATTACGAAGGCGTCGTTCACGGACAGGCAGTACACCTCGTCGATGCCGTAACCTTTGATCTCGTCGTAGGCGGCCTCGTAGCCGGGGAGTTGCTGCTCAGTGCAAGTCGGAGTGAAGGCGCCTGGCAAGGCGAACACCACCACGCGCTTGCCGGAGAGGGTCTCCTTGGAGGTGCGTGTGACGAACTCGCCGCTCTCGCGGAAGATGAAATCTACGATGGGAAGGTTCATTTGGTTTTGATCGTTTCTTACTCATGAGTGGGAGGATCACCTCCCAAGCCCCAGTTTTAGGTCGTTTGGGAGGACCGTTGGGCTCTAAGTCGTAACGCTCTCTGATTTTTCTGGAGTAGTTTTCTCCCCACTTTTTCATTGAGCTCAAATGTTTAGGTGACGTTCCCATAGCGAGTTATTTCAGAGCCGGCGGACGGATTTGAACCGACGAAATCTCCCGCTTACAAAACGGGCGCATTGCCACTTTGCTACGCCGGCGAAGAAAGGGAACCGAAGTTCCCGTGAATCCATTATGGCATCTACGCGCGAGAGTAACACACGTCGATGTGACCTCTACTCGGGGGAGCTAGCGCCTTGAAGGCAGCGTAAGAGAGGTCTAAGTCCCTCCCACCTATGAAGGGTCCGCGGTCATTGATTCTTACGACGACCGAGCGGCCGCCGTGAGTCACAAGAAGGCGAGTCCCGAAGGGAAGGGAGCGGTGAGCGGCTGTCAACGCGTATGTGTTGAACCGTTCGCCGTTCGCAGTGGTCTGCCCGTGGAAGCCGTCTCCCATGCCGTAGTGGCTAGCGCCGCTGCAGCGAGCTGCGTGGGCGGGTAGAGGGAGGACAGACAGCACTGTGAGAGCGGACAGGCCAAGCAGGGACTTGAGTTTCAAAGAGAGCATTAAGCTGAATAGAATTCACCATCCGATTAGCGAAAGGAAAAGTTCCCCATCTCAGGGGCAGTCGCCTCGGCACAGAAGAGTTTAAGGAGCGTTTCACTCCCGAGTCTTGCTCCCAAGACTTGGGCCTCGGGTCGCCCCTCATAATGGCGTTTCGGCTAGCCGAAATGCAAGACAGGTCAATTATACACCAAAAGAGGGAGAAGCAGTGGGCTCCTCCCTCGGGATTCGTCACGGGTGGGTCGCTCAGGCGGCGACGGCCACGCGTTCGAAAGCTACGATGTTGTTGGCGTTTATGCCGTAACCCTCTCGCTCGTCGAAAGCCTTTCAGCCCCATGAATGCCGGTACGGTTCGGGACCACAACTTAATGCTGGTACGACCGGCAAGTGGAACTGGGCGGAGTCGAACCGCCGTCCGAACGAGATTGTTGCCCAGAAGGGCAAGACGTGGGGGAGGGACTCGAACCCTCCAACTCCAGGCTATTTGCCTGACGTGTTACCGTTCGGTGCACTACCCACGAGTGACCCCCAGGTTTGAGCATTGGCAGCGCGAAGCTTACCAAGAGGCTTTGGGGGTGTGCGGGGGCGATCAACTCCCCTTAGTGGCCCCATTTAACACGTTAGAACATGGCTCAAGACCAGCCAGAGGTGGGGGCTCGGTTGGCAGGTGGGATCTCGATGTGCGGACAGAATCACCTTTACCATCACCCGGCCGTGACCGGAGAGAGGGTTGCACTACCTGCGATTGCACCAAGGGCTCCGAAGAGCCCCGGCTATTGCGGCCGTCCGGGCTAATCCCTTTCAGCTACATTTGGAACTATGGCGGGGGAGGCCATCCCCCCGGCCTAGGCAAGCCTAGGACTTAAGCCCGATGCTACGCCCGGACATTTCCGGACCACGCAGAGCGGGAACTCGCACGAAGGACGAATCCTCTGGCGAACCACACCGACAGAGCAGTGTGGGGGGTTAGCCGCCGGCATTCCGCTTTATCAGTGCGGCGCGAAGCGGCGAGAGCACCGAGAGGATTCGAACCTCCATCGGCCTCGCAGCGGCGAGGTCCCGTCTTGTCCAATTAGCTCGGACGGTGCTGTCGAAGACATTATAGAGCTGATCCCTCCTCCGTAAACTTCCGGTCGCGCTGCAGCTTAAGCCACTGAAGCAACTGCTGCATCTGCACGACGGCCGGATCGGTCGGGTCTTCTTGACCCACCACGATGGCCAGCGCGGCGATCGCGAGGTCGTGGTCTTGCTTCGACAGTAAGCTCATGATTCCTCTGAGTCATAGTACCTTGCTCTGCAGCCGCAGTACTCATCCCACAGTCGCTGAGCTTTGCAGATCGTATCTCCCCTAGCACCGACATCTTCTATGTCGTACACGGTGAGCTCGAGCGCGGAGTGAAGCTCCCAGACGAGCTCCTCTAGGTTCTCCACGTAAGTATCTTTACCCACCTCAATTCCCATCGGGTTGCCGAAGCAGTTACAATCAGCCTCGACAACCGATCCATCCTCAGACCTATACACAATCACCCTCACTCCGTTGCGTGATTGATCTTCGCGGGAAGAGCGAACAAGGCGCTGCTGTCCAACAGTCGGGGCGGCGAAGGGCATCGTTTTTCTTTAGTCAGTGGGTGTTGTTGTTCAGCCATTGGTCTTCTGTGGATAGTTTTCTCTTAGTCTCAAGATTCGTTCTTCCGAAACAGGTACAACGCCATAGATGTCATCGTATGGATAAATGTATTCGTCATACCAACCCATAGATAACCACTCCCAGAACTCCTCTCTGTATTGATTGTGAGCCCAAAGGCAACTCTCAAAGTTCTCGAGTCCGTCGATAATTTGTTGTAACATCAGTTGTCCTACTGTGGGCGCATTGCTTCCTTTAAGTCTTTAAAAAGATTGTCATAATAAATCTCAGCTACTCCGTCAAAAACGTATAAGTAGCGATGCAGATCAAATTCTATCCATATCAACACCTGCTCCAACTGCCAGTCGGAAGCGGCACGGGCAAGCTTTTCCACTCTCGATTCGTCGAGATCACTCGTGTTCCAGATGGACCAGATAAACTCGTCAGTCAGTGGATGGTCAGCTATTGATGTGTCGGGGCAATTAATTCGTAACTCACCGCAATCGCAGTATTCCGGCCCTTGCTCGCAAGGACCTCCACATTCCGCAATAGTTGCTGGATTGTAGATAATCTTGGGTTCACTTATTGTCGTCCTCCTGTGGGCGCATGTTTTGCATAATGCCTTGAAAGAAGTCTTCGATTGCATCTGCTGCAAAGACGTATCCACTCTGACGCAAGACCTTGATCTTACGCTCTACACTTTTTTCTACCTGCTCTAACTGCCAGTCAGCAGCGGCTCGCATTTGATGCTTCTGTTCTTCAAAAAATTCCGCAAACATGCCATCGAGGATCCGACCGTCATAACTGAGTATTCGGTCATGCTGGTCGCGAGGCAATGGAGGGGTTGAGGATACGATTTGATCACAAAGTTTGTTAGTTAGTGGGTGCTGGTTAGTCATCAGTTGTCCTCATGTGGGAAGGGATGCATTGCTTTTCTAAGATGTGCAGCGAACTTTGAATGATTAAATTTGTGGTCCTCAGTAAATGGAATGGCTTCTACAAATGTCCAAGAGTTTGCTTTGATCCAACTAATCACCTCATTTAGCATTTCATCGTGACCCTTTTCACGACCCATGTCATAAGCGTCTCTCATTGCTTCTGGGCAGGTCTTGTATTCGGAAAGTGCATCAATGAGTTTTGGATGAAGTGGGTGTTTAGTCATGAGTTGTCCTCCTATTATTTGTTTGTGAAGGTTTTCATTGCTCCACATTTTGTGCAGCGCAATGTAAACTTTTCGCAAGTTCCGCTACGGAAGTCACCGCGATACGTGAGCTCTGCCACACTAATGATTTCCCAGTGGTGAAAGCATCCAGACCAAAGGAATCGAAGTAGTCTAATCATTAGTTGTCCTCCTGTGGGCGCATTGCTTCTTTGAGGTCTGCGATCATCCTTCGACATTCGGAATGAAAATCAAGGTCATAGTTTGGACATTCCTTAATCCACTCAATCACCTGCTCCAACTGCCAGTCGGCAGCGGCTCGCATGTCTTCTCTTTGCCATTCGGCCCAATCTTCTGCCATTTCGTCAATGGGGAACCCCGAGAGTTCGAGGCACGTCTCGTCAGTCAGTGGGTGTTTCATTGGTCAAACCACATAGTTTGCTTAAAATCAGCACAAAGTCTGCTTTCGTCAATAGTGTACTCTTCAGAATAATCTTTTTGTTTCAAATACCTCCAAGCATTTTGCTTTAACCATTGAGGAAATCGGCGAGAGCCTCGTCGTACTCTTCCTGCGTCTGGAAGGTGCGAGCGCCGATAGTGCACGGGAAGGTTCGGACCATCTTACGAGTGGTCTGGCGAGCTTCAGCGGCCGTGTAACCTTTCTCTACGGCATAGTCGACGTAAGGGTTGTTTGTCGTCATTTGAGGTCTTTGAGGTAATAGTGAGCGTTCTCCATCCTCTTGGAGATGATCTGTTCCATGGCACTTCCGAGAGAGTCCGCTGCTCCCTCGTACTGGTCAATGCCATCTGGGCCATCGTAGAGGACCCAGTAGTAGTGCCCATTGCGGTGAAGGATTTCGATCTTCATTAGGTACTCAGTCGAAGCGGGAGCCGAGGTCAGGGCCGGGGTTCTCGAAGTGAGCGACGGTCGACGCGATGTCCTTCTCGTCGAAGCAGAACCGCACCATCTTGCCGTCGAGCATGATGTCGTACTGCGTGTAGTCCACGCGGTACATCGGGCAATCTTCCATGAAGCCGCCGGCCATGCGCCACATGGGCTTAGCGACGACCTGGTAGGAAGTGCCGGAGGGGGAGGTGTAGGTGGTTTGCATCGGTGGTTTTGTCGATAGATCTACTATACAACATCTCAAGCGAGGATGCAACTCCGTGTTACACTTTCTCAACCGGTCACATGACGTCGTTCGGCTCGAAGAGCGTGTAGGTGATGAGTGCATCCAGCCGCGACTGCAGTTCGTTCTCTAGTTCGTAGAGCGAGTTCGTTGTCGCGACGTTCTCCTTTTCAAGTTCCTCAACACGAGCCTGCAGCGCGTTGATCCGCTCGTTGAGGTAGTCGATGTGTGATTGGGTGATCATGGTTTCAATCCCAAAAATTGTCAAGGCATTCGATCACGCGGCGGAAGTGGCTCCACGGCGCGAACCGCCCGCCGTACATGTGCTCGCCGAGCTTCAGCATGTTGATTTCGTGGACGCACTCCTGAGTGATCGAGTTGGATTCTGTGTAGCCCCAGGACCTGAAGCAGTCGAACTTCTCGACGTAGGAGACGAAGGGAAACTGCCGCTGCCAGCCCTTGTGGAAGACCGTGTCGCGGCGGATGCCGTCGCGCTGTATCAGCTCACAGGAGGCGTAGCCGAACTGATTTTCCACCTCGCCCATGACAAAGTCCAGCCCCTCCATGTACTCCTCGAATCGCTCCTTGTCGAAGACGATCTCGGTCCGCACCCAGTCATCAGCCATGCCGTGGCAGACGCTTTTGAACTCCTCATCGTAGGCTCGCCAGACGAGGTTATGGATGAAGTACGGGTACTCCGGAGGGTCCGTCTGCCTCTTGGGATACCTCACAGAGAAGTGGAGGATCTCAAAGGACGGAGCTTCGAGTTCAGTCATTGGTCTAAGGGGCGAGTGATCATGCGCTCGACGTCGGGCCAGTGGAGTGTACCGTCGAGGCTGTCGTCGCTGAACTCCACCTTGCGGAGCAGCAACTCTCGGATCGTCTCGAGGACTTCCTGAGCCGCTTCCTCCTCAGTGAGGACAGAGACGTACGGGCCGATCGTCGCTCGCACATCGTCGAGCACGCTCTCGTAGTCCGAATCTTGCTCGTGCCAGAGCATAGCGTCGAGGCAGTCTCGCATGTTCATCACTTGGTCTCGAGTAAGCCCCTCAAATGTCAAGGCGGGGCCGTCACCGAAGCACATGGAGAACGTGAACTCGTCCGTCATCGATTCGTGGGACCCACAGGTCTGAATTCCAAACGTCATCGTCTTCCTAGGCGTAGTTTGCGTTCAGGGCTTGGACTTGGGTTGAACCAATCGTCGTAAGGCCAGATGTACTCGCTCATCCAACCACTTCCGAGTTCCTCCCAGAAGTCGACGTACTCGCAGAGGTAGTCGCTTGATCGCGGGATGGACAAAAGCATCCACCACCACTCGAAGGCAAGTGCAAGTCCCCTCCATCCTTCTCGCAAAGTTCTCGTGGTGGTCCACATCACACTCCTCCAAACATGAGTTCAGGGTCACCGTGGTCGATCTCGAAGGCGACACCGAAAGAGTCGCTCGAGTAGCGGTGGTACCGCATCACAAAGAGTTCTCCATCGTCATTCATGTGACGAGCGAGAGTCTTAGCCTCTCGTAGGAGGAGCTCACGGTCGCGAATCCTCCTCTCCTTGCCTAGCACAGCCGCTCTTACGCAGAGGTGCTCGATTCGTCCCATTGCGAGGTTGTCAACTTCGGTCATTCGTAGTGAGAGGGTTTAGGCTCCACGGACTTCACGTAGTCCCACATCACCTTAAGATTGGTATCGATGCAGGTCTGGCACTCGAGGTCTGGGAACCAGTGATCGTTGTCCGTGTAACACACCCACTGATCCACTTCCTTCTCCAGGTAGGAAACCCCGGGCAGAGCGAGGATCCGCTGCGCGAGCTTCGGGAGCTTGGTGGGTGCCATGGTTGTTTGCGGCTAGAACCAATATACACAGTCCGCCGCAGTACTCAAGGAAGCACTATTCCACTTCCCACACTGTCCACGTGGTGTCGCCTGGGATGGGCTCCGTGCCGTACTCCCAGTCGTCGTAGTCCTCGGAGTTGCGTAGGTCTGACGGGTCGAGGCAGGAGAGCTTGCGCTCGAGCGAACCGTAGTCGGTGATGAGTTTCGTTGTCCCATGCGCTTGGAGCATGAAGGACGGGTCTCTGTCAGCAGGTTTGCCCATGGTTCATCAGTAGTCTTCGCTGCGCGCCATCTCGGCGTATGTCGGGAGGCCGAGCGCCTTGCGAAGGGCGTTGTTCTCCCTCACGAGTAGTTTTACCGCGTCGAGCGTCTCGATGTTGGTCTCGTCGGGGATCGTGTCCTCGATGGCGACTCCGATGAGGGTGACGTAGTGCTTCCAGTCGCGCTCTTCAGACTCGATCATCGCCAGTTCCCTCAGTCCTTTGTCGTTCTCTTTGTAGAGGCGCTCGAGTGCGGCCATCGCGCCTTCTTCTCCTCTCAAGTTCATCGCACAGCCTCTGCGTTCGTTCTTGGATGCGCCTCGTCTCTCGTTCGAGTTCGCGGGCTCTTTCTCTGAGCGGCTCGAGCCATTCTTGCCTGTCGGACACCGTCATTGACCCCCGATGTGGGTTGTTGCGACGAGGCAGGGATTGCGCGGCACGCACTCGAGCCACTCTGCACCGTCGTACACGGCTGGGAAGTACACGTACTTGCCTCCCCACGCGGTGAAGCTGCAGCCCTCAGAGCCACCGTAGCCGGCGTCGAACTCCCGATCAAACACTGGGTAGTCGATGGGGACCGCGATAGGAGCCATTGGGCGAGACGGCGATCGGACGACAAGCATCTCTAGCTCGTCCTCGAGGTCAGTCATCATCTGCTCGAGCTCTGTTCTCCAGTTCATTGTTGCCATCACTTCATACCGTCGAGACAGACCTTGATGAAGATGACTGCTGCGACCAACGTGATGGCCGTCATCAGCCACGGAGCGAAGTGTCCTATGAGGACTCCCGCTCCTACGAGAAGCAGAGCTTTGAGGTAGTTTCTCATTGTTCGAGGAAAGAAAGGTACTCCTGGGCTTCGCCGAGGGTGGGAAAGGTCGCGATGCAGTACCTGTGACTCATCAGCTCTGTGACCGCTTCCCAGCACTCGATGAAGTACTTGCCGCTTACGCGGTCGTGGGTGATAGTGTATCCGGATGACTTGGCCATGGGGGCTGTGTCGGTACCACTACTATACCACAACCTCCTCGGCTTTGGCAAGCTTATTGCCTTTGCCGTGGACCGGCCTTGGTTTGATCGTCTTCGCAGAGATGACCTTAGGCTTCTTCCGCTTGGACTCATACTTGAGTTCGTAAGGATCCGTGCCAATGTGAAGCAGCTCCGCGTCCTCGGGCAACCAACGCTTGCCCTTCGAGGTCGTCCGTAGGAGTTCATCCCACGGAATGACATTTCCGAAGATACCCTCCGTGGTTTTCCACACGGCTACTATCGAATCTTGAGGCAAATTCGTTGTTGACCCCCTGAGGAGAACTTTAGTCGGAGAATCTGATAGCGGACCGCGATGTCGAGCGTTGACTTTATAGAAGTAGCCATTATCGCAGACGAACACCATCTTTTGGTCGTCGGGAATCACAAAGTTAGCTCCTCGAGGTGCCTTGAGCTGCGTGAGGATGCCTTTCTCTTCGTCGACCATGACGTAGCGGGACTTCGGACCACTCTGCGCGATCTGCACCTTGCGACCCTCGACCTTGACCGTCTCCACGGCCATCTCGTTCGGCGGGTCTATACCCTCACTCCTACGAGCGTTCCCGTGACGTTCTGCAATCTCTTCTACCTCGCTCACGATGTACTCACGCCGCTTCTTCTCACTAGACGTCAGAGCAAGGATGGCCTTGATGCGAGCTTGGATCTCTTTCGCCTCCTGCTGCAGCTGCTTATCATCGAGCTTGGTCAATTGAGCGAGTCTCATGTCGAGGATAGCATCCGCTTGCCTCTCCGTGTACTGCATCTTGACTAGGCGCTGCTTAGCTTCAGCCCGGTCCTTTGCGGCTCGGATCTGGATGATCACATCGTCGATCGTCGTGATCGCCGTGATCAGGCCTTGGACTACCTCTAGGCGACCGCGACGTTTCTCGAGTTCGGCTTTGAGGGAAGCGACGAGACGCCGGTCTCTCCAGCCAGCCCAGCGGATGAGCATGTCGTGCGGAGCGAGCTGCACCGGCTTGAGGTTGTCAATGACAAGGTTGCGAGCTGAGAACTTTGTGTCGAGTGAGGTGTTCTTGAAGATCTCCGCTCGAGCGCGAGCTTCGTCCGCATTAGCCTTGAGGACTACGACGAGGCGGATGCCTCCACGGTCGGTCTCGTCGCGGACGTCTGCGACTGTGGTGATCTTGCCCTTCTCGATCCCATCCTTGATCTGACCCCCAACTTGCTCTGTGTTGGTGTAGAGAGGAAGGTTGGTGAAGACGAGAGCGGTGCGCTTGGATCGCTTCCCGTAGTCGATCTGCTCCGATGCGCAGTGAGCGCGCATGCGGATGGAGCCGACTCCCGTGTTGAGGTACTCGACTAGGCCCTCGTCCTTAACGACGTAGCAGCCAGTCGGAAAGTCGGGAGCGAGAGAGTTCTTCGCCGTGATTATGTCATCATCGACGAGCGCACGAAGGGCCTTAGCTACACCGCGGAGGTTGTGAGTGGGGATCTTCGTTGCGTAGCCCACACCGATGCCCTCGGATCCGTTGAGGAGCACGAGAGGGACACGAGCATTGAGCTGCACCGGCTCCTGGAGACTCCCGTCATAGTTAGGACGAGTGACCCAAGTGTCCGTGTCTTGAAGCAACGCATCCCATGCGAACTCTGTGAGCTTCGCTTCCGTGTAACGAGCAGCGGCTGCTCCGTCCGTCGGGCTGCCCCAGTTACCCCAGCCGTCGACCAGCGGATGATTGTTGGTCCACCAAGCTGCAGCTGTAACCATGGCGCCGTAAGCTCCTCCGTGAGGATGAAGCTTGCCCATGGTCTCGCCCTCGACACGAGCCGCTTTCATGTAGCGACCGTCTGGGCGTAAGCCCAGCCATTTCATCGCTGTGAGGATGCGGCGAGTCACAGGCTTCAGCCCGTCGTAGAGATCTGGGATGGCTCGACCGACGAGGACCGCCATCGAATACTCTAAGTACGAAGACTTAAGCTCCTCTACGACATCGATGTTTGTCACTTCCATGTGAATCGTCCTCTTGAATTGTGGGATGGGCGCTTTCTATTCTCTTTAGACCAAGAGTGAAAGCCATTCTCAGAGGGGGTGACCCATTCTAAGTTTTCAAGAGAATTGTTAGTTCGGTCAAAGTCAATGTGATTGACTTGAGTCTTGTTCTCTGGGTTGGGGATCCACGCTCTTGCAACAACCCTGTGCCAATAGTGGTTCTTATTGAACCTTGCGTAGACATACCCTCGTGGGTGGGACCTAGACGGAGTCACCCACTTTGGGGGATACCACCTTTCTCGCCCATCAGAGAAGAATCTAACTAGGCCTGGGATGGCTACTTTACCGTCTAAGGTAACCCACAACTCAGACTCTTGGTCTAAGGACCACGGGCCCGGGTCCAGATCCAGAAGGCTGTCCGTATCATAGAGCCTCATACCGCAACCTCTGCTTGGTCGAGTTGCAGCTCGTTGATCACGCCCTCGAGTTCGATGAGCGCCTCATCGTACGTGAGGATGTCGTACCCTTCCGCCTTGCTCGCGGTGTCAGTGTAGGCTCCGTTGGGGTCGTTCCACTGGAGGAACTCGAGGATGGCCTCGCGTGACCCGCGGTCGTACAGCCGCTGAGCGTAGGGGAGCGTGTTGAATTCTGTGAGGTGTTCCACTGTTGGGGGAGTAAGAGGTCCCATGTAGATATAGTACCACAACCGGCCCAGGTGTATCACGCCTTGGACCAGTCGCGGCATTGGTCCGCTCAGTCGCCTTAGGACTTAGACCCGGAGCTTGGTTTCATGATCTCCCAGATGGCCAGAACGCCGACGACCTGAGCGTAAGTGGCCTGGTAAATCCCGCAAACGGAAAGGATCCACTGCACCACCCAGGCGCTGATGAGGATGGAAGCGGCTCCGACGAAGAGGACGCCGAGCACGACTCCCACTCCCTCGGCCACGGACTCGAGAGTGAGGTTCTTCTTAAAGATGCTGTTGATGTTTGTCATTGCGAGTAGATTCCGAACTTGGTCACGCAGAAGTTCTGCTGGTTGCAGCACACCTTAACTCGCTCGCCACCCTGCCACACCCAGAAGGAGTAGGTGCACTGGGAGGATAGAGCGGGAGAGGCTATGAGAGGAGTGAGGAGTGAGAGGAGAGAGGACACGGCCGTGAGAGCCGCGGTCTTTGCGCTCATCATACCTCCCACTCTCTCCCTTCCCAGTCCATGAGGATCATGTCGGTCTGTTCTTTGTCGGTGTAGTTGTCGTAGGCGTACTGACGGCATTGCTCCTCGGTCCCCTCGTACAGCGTGTCGTACATCTTGTGATCGCCGTCGTAGATGACACGGTAGAGCCTCCACTCGTCGTAGCAGTCAGGAAAGATTGGTGACATTCTCTCCTGTGAAGTATTCGCAGGGCTGATCGTGTGTGGCTCCATAAGGGATAGAACCCGCCCAGTCTCGGTTTACCTTAGTCACGAGGCCGGAACACGTAATGTCTGGCCGTTCGTTTCTCATAACCGAGCCTAATTGTTCCTTAATGAGCCTCTCCGCATCTCTTTCGTTTCGAGCAGCGACCATCACAGAGTAGATGGCGTCCACGTGGAAAAGTTTGGTGTTATTCATGAGTAAGGATTTTCCATTTTGTCAAGGACGGCTTGGAAGAACGCGATCCGGTCTCTCTTGTAGCGCCAGTCCACGTCGTGGGCCTTGCACACGTCGCAGATGATCTTATCCGCTGGGAAGAGGCCGTCGTTCTCGCTGAGCTTGGAGTACCTGACTTGAGACAGCAGCTCTATTTTCATCGCCTCGAAGACGCTGCGGAGCTGGTCCTGCGTCAGGGTGACCTGCCGCTGGGGCACGTGCATGTGGCCGTCGAATGTGATGGTGGTCATTGGGGTTCCTCCGAGTTGACTGTGAATGTGGCCTGCGTGATCTTGAGTGAACTTGTTCCGCGGTCGAAGTCTAGCGTCTCGTGTTCATTCATCAGCATACTCCTGGACTACTTGGAAGTGGCGTTGAGCGAACTCAGGCAAGAGGTCGTAGATCTTCTGCTGGTCTCGCAGGGAGCTGTACTGCGAGATCTGCGCCGTGAGGAGGTACATGCAGAGCGAGAGCTCGTAGGTGGTGATGTCGGGCCGCGGGTGGTACTTGAAGCCTCGCCCGTCCTTGATGGCCTCGAGGTAGCTGGTGTCTCCGAGAAAGTTCGCGAAGAATTCAGCGGCTGTGCGCTCGAGCTTTTTGTTTTCGGTCATTGGTTGTCAGGCAGGGATTCGAGAGCGCGGCGGATGATGTCCACCTCTTCTAGTGAACCTGTAAATCCTTCAAAGGAATCCAGAGCTTTAAGCCCTTCCTCCTTCAAGCTCAGCGGCTTGGGGCGTCTGGCGGCGCGAAGAGCATTGATGTACGGCATTGGCGTTTCCGCATTATCCACCACGATGTACGGCTCTGGCGTTTTCGCACCATCCACCGCACTATTCAGCAACCACTCCACGCACGCCTCCAGCTCCTGATCAGCGCCCCAGCGGGCGGCTTGGGTGGCGATGTACTTCTTGCTGTCATGGATCATTTCTACTGGCTTGCCCCAGTATTCAGTTGCCCACTGTTGCAGCAGCTCTGGCGGCGGAGTGATCAGGTGGTTTTCACTCATCATCTTCAGTGTCCTCCCCTAGATACTCGTGTTGGTTTGCTTGCCACCGCAGCAGCGCGGGGATGGCCGATGGCATCACTCCCATAGTCAACAGCAACTCGTCGAACCAGTCGGCCACGGCGCAGATGGCGGCTCGGGCTTCCGCCTCTGTGTCAGGTGGCGCTGTCTCTAGTTCCGCCATGACCATCTTGAGGAGTTTTGTTCGGTCAGCCATTGGTCTCCTCAAAGTTAAAGTAGCAGTCGATCTCGAGCCAGATGGCCGCCGAGATGGCATCCACTGTGTAGCCCTGGCTGGGACTGTCCGTATGCTTGTGCGCTTGCCGGTACCCGCGAGCTATCCCATCCTCGATACAGCGCTCGAGGATCCCCCTGATATTAGGTTTCACTGGTCATCCTCCTCGTAGTCGTCGTCCTCTTCATCATCCTCTCCGAGAGTGCCTCCCGTGACGATGTCGATGTGGCCGAAGGTGATCGTGCCGGTCTCATCATCGTACCTGACCTCGAAGGCCTCGTCGAAGCTGACGATGTTGCCGAAGTCGCGGACCTCGTCAAGGCTCAGATCGGAGGGCAGAGCGCACATCGGGATGCAGCCGATGGAGCCGCTATCGACCATGTAAGCGCCGCCGGCGTAATCGCCGAAGACCCCGTTGCCGTACTTCGTGCAAAAGTCCGCGTAGTTGATGCCGTCCGCCATCTCCTTGACCCCACCGACGGGATGCCCCTCCGGGAACATGCGGTCGCAGAACTCGAGCCAGTCATCGTCGGGAACCACGTAGCAGAGGTCGCCGACGTAGTAGGTGCCGGCTGGGAGCTTGTCAGTAACACTCATCACTGTCCGTCCATGTCGAGGATCTGATCGATGGCCGTGAGCTGCCCGAGGAGCATGAAGGCCTTGGGAGAATCGTAGCCCGGGCCGCACTCGTCCTGGTACTGACGATAGACGGCGTTCTTAAGGCGGATGATCGCTTGGCGAGAGACGTCGAGAGTCTCCTCGCTGGTGGTGATGGTCACGGTAGGCATGGTGGGTTAAAGCGGAGAGTAAGAGGGAAGGGAAAGGGGCCTCAGCCCCCTACCTTCTTGGCAGCAATGAACGCGAGGGTGAGGTCCTCGAGCACGTTGGCTCGCTCCTTAGCCGCGTCTTCCGCAGCTTTGGCTGCGGCTTTAGCGGACTTGATGCGGTCCTTGTCCCTCTCGTCGTAAAGGAAGGTCTTGATCGTGCGGATCTGCAGCTTACCCTTGGGGCAGTCTACAGTGGTGAACCCCACGTCCTGGAGGATCTCCAGCGCTTCCTCCTTGAGCTCGCTCTCGAGCTTAGCGAGAGCTTCCTTCTTGGCCTTGATCGCCGCGAGCTTGGCGGCCAGCTTGTTGAGGTCGGCTTGGGTGGTAGACATCGGTCTGCCTGTGTACCCTCTTATTCTACTACCTGGGAAGCGGTGTCGGCTGGTTCCGTTGTGCCACTTTTGGGATTGGTCGGATGTTTCACCCCTCTGTGTTTTTCATCCACGGTGAAACTTCCCGATCCGTGAAAAACTACTTGGGGATGGCAGCGGATACCTCTTCGAGACGGTCCTCGAGGCGGCGGATGCGGTCCTCCAGCTCGCCGATGTAGTTCAGGGCGCGCTCGATGGATATGCCCTCTTTGATGACGACTCGCTCCGCGGCTAGGATGCCGTCGGAGGTCATCATGGGGTTGTCGTAGAGAGACTTGAGGTTCATAGTGTTCTCTTGGAATCAGTTGAGTGAGCAGGATTCCTCGCCGGCGAGGACCTTGGAGGCGTAGTGGAGCCCGTCGTTGAAGCCTTGGTGGCGGACCTCACGAGTGGTCTCGAAGTAGTGGACGTCGCTGGAAAGTTCTTTGGAGAGGAAATTGAGGAGGACTTCCACGGCTCGCTCGTCGCCGAAGTCCGGGCAGTAGCTGGGGCCGTCCGCGATCGCGAGGTCTTGGTGGACGTCGCGGAGAAGGTAGGAGACTGCGTCTCGGAGAGTGGTGTGGTTCATAGCGTCATTGGGACTCGAGTTCTTCCGCGATGGAGAGGATGTCTGCCTCTAGGCAGTAGACCGGGCTCTTGGCCATGGTCACTCCGAGAGTCTTGAGGACCTTCCGCTTCCTCGTCTGCTTCACCGCGGCGCGGAGAGCGGCGGCGAGAGCCATGCGGTCAGTCTTGAAGGTCGGTTCGTTGTAGAGACCGACTCGGTTGAAGGCGTCGTACACGGCGCGAGTAGCGGGAGAGAGTGGGTCGTTGGTGTGGTTCATTAGAAGAGCTCCTTGACTATGGACTTAAGCGTAGCCCAGATGCCCGGACGATCTCTAGGTTCTTCGGCAGACCCCTCCTTCCACCCTCTTCCTTCATCTCCACACAGCTTCTCGTCTTCTCGCTCGAGTACGCACTCGCGAAAGTTCTCGTAGACGTGCCCGTGGATGTAGTCCTTGGTCTCGTACGAGTAGTCTGGGTGGCGGCAGTAGATGAAGAGGTCACCGCCTGTGCAATGTGCGCAGTCGATGCAGGCTTTGAGCTCGGTGCTCATTCCTCATCCTCCTCTTCGTCCTCCTCGAGATCAACCTCGATGTTCTGCTGTACTCGTAACCATTTCTTCCCGGTGTAAACTCGCATCACGCCGTCGTCGTCGATGTGCGTGTCTCCCTGTTGGTATTCTGGTATGTTGGTTATGTCCGCCATTGCAGCCGCATCAGCCAACCCCCGCAGCTTCTTCGAGACCTCGAAGTTATTGATGGTGTAAGACCCTCCCATCGAGCGATCGAGCATCTTCTCAACCTCCACGGCGATGAACCTCAGGATCTTCGCGATGGTCTCCCCGCTCATATCCCCCAGCTCGCACCCCTCTCGGAGGCGATCGTGGAACGGGGGCGGGGTCCCGTGGATCAGATCGATAATGCTTTTCGACTTCATCGCTCGGTCGGAGTAGGTCTCCGCTTTCACACCGTCCTCGAGGTTGGCGATGGCCAGCTCCGCCGTCGTCATGCGCCGTGAGAGGTTGTCGAAGATCTCGCCTGTTTCCACCTCGGACAGCCTTTTGGCGATGGAGTTGACGGCGTCGAAAACAGCTTTGTTGTCCTCGTTAAGCTTGCCGAGCTTGTCCTCGATCTGCCGGACGTAGTTGTGCAGGTCCGTGTTGAGGTCGTCGAGCTCGTCGTCCTTAGCGGACAGCTTGACGAGCATGGAGAAGTGGTTATGGCGACTGGTCTGCAACTCGTCGAGAGTCGCGTCGATCTGCTCGAGGGACCGCTGCTTCACACTCGTGCTCTCAGCGATCGGCTCGTAGTATCCGTGACCGTCCCCTCTGCACTTCGTGACCTCGTCGCATCGGTCGCACTTCATGTCGACGACACTGTCATCAAACGCCTCGAACTCGTCCTCCCACCACCACGTGTGGCTATTGCCGCAGTGTGGGCAGGTCCAGAGGACTTGGTACTTCTTAGGCTTCTTCATGTACTCGGCGACTTGCTTGGACTGCTCTCTGATCCGATCCCGATTGACCTTCATTGCCCTTCCTCGCTCACGCCCTCAGCGGCTGGTGGAGTCTTCTGTGTGAGGAAGCTCGCCAGCTTCAGCTCGGTTCTCTGCAGCTTGTCCGCCAGCTTGCGGACGTAGTGCGACAGTGATTTCATCACGGGTCTCCTTTAGTGTGGTGCGGATGTCCTCGATGTTGATGACGATCCGAGCGAGGAGGTCGCGAATGGTATCCAGCTCCTCGTGGATGTCCTGGTGGTGGAAGCGCAGTGGCTTCTGGATGAGCTTCTTGAGTTTCTTGTCTTTCATTGCGCAGTCCCAGCCTTCATAAGCTCCATGTACTCGTCCTTGTCAAGGATCGCAAGCTTAAGAGCCATGTCCCGGAGGCGCTTCACTGGGACGGACTTCTTACCTTCCTGTTCAAAGGTGTCTGCAAGGTGGACCAAGATCTTGGCAGCTTCCTTGGGAAGAGTCTCGTAGAGTCCGGAGAGGATCGCGGACTTGAAGTCCTCTTCGGGAAGACCAAGTGCTTCCGCGATCGTAGCGAAGGGGACGATCACGGATACTACGAGCCGATCGTCGGGAGCTGAGGTAGTCATGTGAGAAGTAGGTAGTGTTGGCGAGCCGCTTCCTGAGCCGCGGCGGTCTCATCGGTGCGATGCCGATGCCACTCAACAAAAGAGGCCCTCCAGTCTTGGAGAGCCTTTTGGCGAGCGACGAACCGCAGGTTGGTCACTTTGCGAGCGCTTGACACGCCCGCTGAACTCCCGCGTTGCAGTCGTTGTGAGTCATGTCCGTGAGAGAGGAGTTGAGCGTGAACCAAGATGCTGCGGTGAAGAGGAGGATGAAGGAGAAGGTTTTCACGGGTGGAATCCGTTGCTTACCTTAGTATTCTACTCGAGATCCAGGGAGAAGTGGCCCGAGTGGACCACTTTCCCAAGTGGATCATCAGGCGGCAGAGCCGACGAAGCGGGCTTTGACGGCCTCCGTGCTGAGCTTGTAGCGCTTACCGGTGGCGACGTCCTCGGCGATCCACGGCATCTTAGGCGCGCGGCGGTTGAAGTCCACGAGCTTCAGGAGCTTGTCGTTGGACCACACCTTAGAGCGGACCGCGGATGTGGGGATCCCCATGTACTCGGCCCAGCGCTCGAGGTTGTTCTCCTTAGCGGTGGGTGTGGCGGCCTCGAGGGTGAAGGTGACCTCGCCGTCGGTGGTGTACTTGATGTTGGACTTCTGCTTGTCTATCCTGTGCTTCGCGAGCACCGTGGAGATGGCGGCGAGAAGGTCGTTGTGAAGAGCGGCGGCTTGTGCTTTGTCCATGATGAGTGGTGGGTTAGGCTTGGTGGTTTGTTGCCTTGAGACCATTATACACTAAAAGAGCCGCCTTGCGACGGCCCCTCAGCGGACTTAGGCGGCTACAGTCTCGAAGATGTAGTCCGTGACCTCTTCGTCGTTGATGTCGTACACGCCCATGTAGGCGGCGGTGATGCGACGAGCGGTCTCCTCGTCCTTGCACTTGATCTCGACTACGGGCCAGCCGTGAGCCGCGATGCCTTTGAAGGTCACGGTCACATCGCGCGAGTCGACGCAGGCATCAGCGATCATAGCGCCGACAGCGGACCACTCGTTGGAGTAGTCGTCGTAGCAGATGTCGTAGGAGACGGTGATGGGGTGGGTCATGGGTGGATTCCCTTGTACTTCTACATTATACACCAACTCACCCACTTATGGACATAGTGGGAGCCCACTTCTTATCACCGTCCGGGTTAGGTGTGTAGTCCATCCCGGGCTCCCAGCCTCGCGGAAAGTGAGCAGAGCAGTCGGGACACACCCACTCGCAGATGCGGTCTTCTCCCAACCACTCGATGCCGTACACTCGCGAGAAGAACCCGGGACCGCTGTAGAAGCCTCGGTCAATGGACTCCTGCGGAATCTGCCCAGCGACCCAGGATGTCCCACAGTGCGGGCAGGTCTCCTGCTTCGTCATATCAAACATCACGGCAAAGGCCTCCCAGCGTTCCAATACTTACAGTCGAGCTTACCTTTCCCCTGCTTCACCAGCTCCGCGGCATAGATGCAATTGTGAGGTTCTCCATCATCAATCACGCACCCGTCTGGGAGATGCTCATCGGGATTGACGAGACCGTCATCAAGCCAACATCCCTCTGGGAGATGTTTATCAGGATTGACAAGACCGTCGTCAAGCCAACATCCCTCCTTCTTAAGGAAAGACTGAGCTCTGCAGACAAGCTCGTGCGGAGGATCATCAAGCAGAGACACATACTCGGTCAGCTCCTCACAGAGAGACCGCAGGTTGGTTGGTTCCATCGCGTTAAAGACAAAAGAAGGAGGGCCGAAGCCCTCCGTGTACCCCTATCCCTCTGAGAAGTCTCAGATCGCCATGTTGCCAACGTAGCGGCCGTTAGTGCGGAACTGCACGCGAGCGTAGCGGAACCCGCCCTTGCCGCAGGGGACCTTCTGCACGTGGGCGTCGGTGGCACCTAGGTCCCAGGCCTTGGACTGGATCGCGAGGGTGAGAGCGTTGAAGCGCTTCACCTCGGCCTTGGTGGCGTACTTGATGAAGGTGGGCTGGATGTTGAGCTTGGCCATTAGGACCTCGGTGGTTTGGTTTAACGGAGAGGAGCTCAGGTTGCCCTGTCTCCTCCCGGGAGAAACGCGAGCGGTTCCTCCATGAAATCAATATACACGGCGGATCACGAGCTGGAAACCGCCGTTGTGCCACTTTCTCCACCGTCCACCTGTAGGTGGCCGAGGACCAACAGACGGACCATGCGAGGAGTGGGAGTACGGCCCTCAATGAGCTTCATATCGTCGTCTAACCGCTGCTCGATTTCCTCGGTGGACAGACCAGCGGAGCGGAGTTGCAGGGAGTCCTCTATGAGGTCCGTAAAGCGATCTTGAGACTCTGCATCGAGAGACATGAGGAAGGTCGTCTGAGCGTTGAAGTAAGCCACGGCTGGCAGGAGCATGGTGTTAAGACGAGAAAAGCCGCCCGTGAGGACGGCCGTTGAGTTGGAGTGGGAATCAGACCGCAGCCAGCTCGAGAGCGGCGTCGATCGCCCGACGAGCGATGGTGGCTCCGCTGCCGAAGTTGGAGTAGGAGAAGCGAGAGTCGGCCTCCTTGCGAGACTTGTGAGTGGAGAACTCCGTCACGGCGTTGAAGGCGTCCCAGAGAGTGCTGCCCTCGTTGCCACGGCCGTTGCGGTACAGAGCCCAGAGCTCGTCCCAGTTGCGGACCGTCTCGTCCTGCTTCTTGCCGTAGGCGGAGCGGAAGACTTGCTCCACCTGAACAGTGGTGGCCTTAGCTCGCGAGAGAGTCTCAGCGGCGTCCTGGAACATCTTCATCCGAGTGTTGACGTACTCGAGAGTCTCCGTGATGCCCAGCGCTCGCTCGTTGACTCCCAGCTTGTGCTGCAATCGAGTGGACATCTCGCTGTACGCCATCGCGAAGGTGTTCTGGCAGATGACTCGGACGTCTGTGACTCCCGCGGACAGCTGGGTTGACCCGTCGTGGGAGTTGAGCAGGGTGAGCATGCCCTGGTGGGTCTCACCCGCGATGGTGAACTCCTCGGCCATCTGCGCTTGGATGAAGACGAGGCGGCCGCCTTTGATCCACCCGGTGTTCTTGACCTCAAGCAGACCCTCGGAGATGAGGGGATTCACGAGGCCCTTGAGGACGGAGTTCTGCACCACCTCGTAGGACTTGGAGACGAACCCGAGCTGGGTGAAGTCGTCGTCCCGGAGGAGCGCTTTCTTGTTGCCGATCTCCCGGGAGGTGCCGTCGGGCAGGGTCACGGAGACCGGGGCTTCAATGACTTCCCAGGAAATGTCGGCGTGTGTGGCGAATTCCATGAATGGAAAACTCAGTTGACTACAACTAAATAGTACCACATCGCGAAGCGGGAACTTGAGCCATGGACCACTTTCGTAAGTGGATCAGTCCAGGATCTCCACTTCCCAGCCGTTTGCAGTCTTCCACTTTCCGGCAGCAACTGCGGCTAAGGACTTAGGATTGGTACCGTCCTTTAAGATGTCCTCGCAGATCTCTTTCCAACCAACCCCACCTTTGACCTCAATGCTACGACCGGAGGCTCGGTTGGTCAGTCTCTTTCTTCTATTACGAAAAAAGTTTCTAGGAGGACTTGCTTCTACTGGGATCCTCTTTTCAACAAATCTGTCATCGCATGGGGATGTCATAAAGAAACGGCCTTTGTCAAAGCGATTGTAGTGCATAAGAGAAGACGTGTAACCTATATTGTATTACCCATTTCCTCTATGCTATATACCGTGACACTGCACACGGCTCACGGGAGAGACGTCACGGTTCGTTGCAGTGTCCTCTCTCTGCACAGATCAGAAGTGATCTCCCTCATCACCGACGTCGGGACCTTGCCCTTTGGTGATAAGCACGGTGCCATCGGGCTGCAGATCCCAGTTCACCCACTCCCAGTCGTTCATACCGACGGCCTCAGCCACCTCGTCTGGGAAGGTGAGGAAGAGGTCACCTGAGATCGGGTCTTCCTCAATGGCCGTTGTTCCGGTGATCAGGTCCTTGGTCGTTTCCATTCTTGAAGTCCTCAAGTAAGGTCAGTGCAATGCGGAGCGCGTAAGCTCGCTGAGAGTGGTAGGGCAGGTGTTGGAGCTCAGAGATGATCTCGCCGCGAGAGCTGGAGCGTTTCATGGCTCATGCTTCGGAAAGCTGTAGAGTCTTACCGATAGACTTAAGCCGTTTAAGCAGAGCCTTGAACTCCAGTCCTTCGAACACCGTCTTAAGCTCCGTAGCCGTGGACCTTCCGAGGAGGAAGTCCGAGTAGTCGGTGGAGGAGAGAGATGAGATGTACGAGAGACGGACGAGGTCTAGGTTCGCTAGGACCTTGTCCCTGTGCTGCTCGACCTTCGGGTGCTTGAGGATGTTGTCGAGCACACCGTAACCCTCACACACGATCTTGGCTGCGGTCTTAGGACCCACGCCGCGGATGCCCGCGATGTTGTCCGACCCGTCTCCACACAGGGCTTTGACGAGAGCGATGTGCTGAGGCTTCACGCCCCACTTCTCCTGCACCTCGGCGGGCCCCATGTCCGAGACCTTCTTCGCAGTGTTGAAAAGGCGGACCTTGACCTTGTCGGTCACGCACTGGAGAATGTCCTGATCGCAGGTGAAGATGACAACTTCATCGAAATCCACCGCGTCTTTTGACAGAGTGTACAGCGAATCGTCCGCTTCGTACCCGAGGATCCCCACGGAGGAGATTCCCATGGCGGGAAGGATGTCGTCGAGAACGAGACGTGCCTCGAGCTTGAAGGTGTCCGCATCGGGACCCGGTTCCCTGTTGGCTTTGTACTCTGAGTCCGCCACCTTCCTCCAGTTCCCACCGGCATCGTAGCAGACCCCTACGTGAGTGGGCTCGAGATCTTTGATCTGGGAGATGAGGTTGTTGGTGAAGCCGTAAGCTCCCGTGACAGGGACTCCCAAGGATGTCGTGAGTTCCCGCCCGCTGCGGAGAAGCGCGTTCCGACTGCGGTAGAAGAGAGCGTAGAAGTCTACGAGGAGGAGCTTCAAACGAGGTCCTCCATCATGCGGAAGACTTGGTAGTTGAGGCGGAAGTCCTCTTGGGATTCCACTTCCTTCACGAAGAGAGGAGCGCCGCCCGCTGAGCAGAAGGTCATCACACCGTGAGAGGTGCGACCCTCCTCGCCGTCGCAGTGGATGTAGCGGATCCGCTCACTGAGCCTAACGGCTCGCGGCGACTCGTCGCATGCTGATGTCGCAGTAGGGTCCGAGAGGGTTTGAGGTGCGGTTGTCACGGGAGATTCTGCGGTTGGTTTCTTTGGAGAGCTGGGACTGTATGAACTCGCGGAGCCGCGGGTCACTAGTCTTTCCAAGCGCCTCCTGTAGGCGTCGGAGGTACTCATCTTGCGTTGGGAGGTTCCCGATGGATTCTCGGGAGCTCTGGCCTAATTCAGCGAGAGAGCTCCCTGCTCGGACTTTTGCCTTCCCGAAGTTGCCTGTGACGGCCCCTTTGGTGCGGAGAAGCTCCGAGGTCTTAATGCGGTTGGTTAATGGAGTTGTTTCCATGGAACCATTATGGATGGACGAGCTCCATCTCGCCATTAGCGAGTAGACGGATTGCAAACTGGCTCAGGACGTCGTTTGTAGCGTGGATGGCAGTCCCGAGGAAGTACCCGGCGACATAGACCCAGACTGCGACTTTAATGACGCGGCGAGTGGCTACCTCTATGTAGGGAGCCCAGTCGGTCTTGAAGAACGCGATGACCGCGAGGATCACGGTGCGGAGGACCTGTGCCCAGTCGACCTGAGCAATCTGTTCCTTGATCTCTTCGATCTTCATCTCTGCTTCGAGGCGGAGGTCGTTGATGAGGTTGTTCACGGTGGAGATCGGAAGAGCGTCGTGTAGGTAAAGAGTGTAGATCTCGGTGGTCGCCG